GAAGCGATGGCTATCGCAGTTAAAGAAATGAATTTAGATGTGTAATTGTAAGAAAGGTAGAAAACAGGTAATAAACAATTTGGATAGTCCAGACCACATTAATAACGCAAGGGAGGTCTTTAGAACGATTATCTTGGGTAAAGATATGTCAGAGTTCAATGACTATGATAAGATAGAAGTAAACCTCGCATATTTATCATTATACCCCAATGTCAAAGGTGAACCATCACTTGAAGATATGGTTGGGGGAATAAAACAAGGAATTGAATTATACGATGTCAAATACAGACGATAAAAGAAAGAACAACAGAGGTCAAGGTATGAAGGCCGAAGATACATTCCCTGAGAATTGGAAGGAGATAATGATTGATTGTGGGAAAAGGGGAAAGAATCAAACTGAGATATTCATTAAGTTGAATATACATCATTCAACCCATTATGAGATAATGGAAAGGAATGAAGAATACAAACACACCTTTGAAGAATATCTTCAACATTGTGAACAATGGTGGTATGACAAGGCTCATGAGGCCGTTGTTGATGGAAAGTCAAAATACTTTAACCAGAACTTATGGTCCATGATTATGAGAAACAAGTTCAAGAGCAGTTGGAAAGATGAGAAACAATTGGATGTTTCCACAATGGGTGAAAAACTTACATCTGTTGACCCAATCAAGATTGAGGTCATTAGAAGAACAATGGAGGATTAATTGATTTCGTAACAAATGATGTATGTTATTTGTTACGAGATTACCTCAAATAAAGAATTATGGCGACAGTAAAAACGACAGTAGTATTTGATGAGTTATTGAAATCTGATGAGTTGGATAAAAGACTTGTTGTTGCCGTTGGTGGTTCTCGTTCAGGGAAGACATATAACATTTTGATATACTGGATTTATAGATTACTTCAAGAGGAAGGAAAGACATTATCCATTGTTAGAAAGACATTACCGGCATTGAAGAATTCCGTCTTAAAGGATTTGATTGAGGTCCTTGAGTTGTTTGGAGTCTATGACCCAACTTGTTTTCACAAGATGGATGGATACTACGTTCTTGGTAAGAACATGATTAACTGGTTTTCAGTTGATGAACCACAGAAACTCAGGGGTAGTAAAAGAGATTACCTGTATTGTAATGAAGCCAACGAATTACAGATTGAAGATTGGAATCAATTAATCTTTAGAACAACAGATAAGGTTATATGTGATTTGAACCCGTCAGAGATTACATCTTGGGTTTATGACTTGGAGGAAAGGGATGATGCTTATACATTCAAAACAACATGGAGGGATAATCCATTTGTTGATAAGAACATTATTAAGGAATTGGAATCATTGAAAGATAAGGATGAAAATCTTTATCGTATCTATGCTATGGGTGAGAGGGGATTACCACAACAATTGGTATTCAACAAATTCAACTTAATTGATGAAGTACCACGTGGAATGAAGTTATTGGGTATGGGAATTGACTGGGGATTTAATGACCCCACAGCGTTAGTATCCGTCTATAAGAACGGTGATGAGTTATACTTGAAGGAGATAATGTATGTTAAGGGAATGACCGTTCCTGATATTATCTATGAGATGGAAAAGATGAAGATTTCAAGGGTTGAGAACATATGGGCAGATTCAGCATTACCACAGAACATTGAGGAGGTTAAAAGAAATAGATTTAATATTAAACCAGTTAGTAAGAAAACAATTCTTCATGGTTTAGATTTAATTCGTAGACATCATGTTTATATTACCAAAGACTCTAAGAACATAATTAATGAATTCTCATCTTATCGTTACAGGGAGGACAAGGACGGAAACTTACTTGATGTACCTGAGGATGATAATAACCACGCCATTGATGCCATCCGTTATGTGTTGGAATCAGAATTAAATAAAAGAACAGGAAAAATTACAATAGTATGATAGAAGTAGTAATGGAAGATAGGGTGGTTGAGGTTTCACCACACATGACAATTGGTCAGTACCAAGAGTTTATAAAGAAACAAGAACACTATAAAAACAATCCAGTGGACCTTTTATCGCTATATTTGGGGATAACAACGGGTCAATTGAAGGATTTACCAGTATCTCAAGTACAAATGGTGGAGAATTATATCACCAATGAGATGGCCAAAGACTTTGAAAAGGACGAATTATACACAAATTTTGAGTTTAATGGGGTTGAATATGGGTTAGAAAACGATTGGAGCAAACTTGCTTGGGGTGCTTGGGTTGATTTTCAGGTGTGGAGTTCAGAATCCATTCAAGAAAACATCCATTTATTGATGGCAGTTCTGTATAGACCAGTGATTTCTAAGGGAAAAAGGGGTAAATATGTGATTGAAAAATACAAATCTGATGATGTTGAGGACAGAGCAATCCAATTCAAGGACCTACCAGTAATGTATTGGTTGGGAGCAGCAAGTTTTTTTTTTCTAATGTCAACCTTGTACATCAACAATATAAAGAATTCTTTGGTCTTGACGAACAAAATCAACAAACAAGTGATGAGGGGATGGAAGACACTCCCGAAGTGGCTTCAAAAGAGAATACCATTAGATTCTATTTTAGTCTCACCTACCAATTAGCAGGTGAAGATGTAACAAAGGTACAACAAATGGATGACATTCCCATGTATTTATGTTTGAATGTTGCGTCCTTAATGAAAGAACGTCACGACAAGGAACAAGAAGAAATAAGAAAAATGAATAGAGAAATGAAAAAGTAATGGAACAATATGTATCATATCACAAAATAATTCAAAATCTTGAATTTTATCAACAATCTCAAGCAGGGATTGGTTTGAATTCATTTGGACATGGAAATATCTACGAATTTTCAATGAACGCATCAGGAGGGACAGCGGTATACCCTTTGATGTTTATAAGTCCTCAGAACGTCTCGTATGACCTTAATACAACAACTTATACCCTTCAGATACTGTTCGCTGATAGAATCAATGATGACATGTCAAATCAAATTGATGTTTTGTCTGATATGTCAATTCAATCCAAGAGATTTATATCTTATATTCAACGTGGAATGAATCAAGACCCACCATTATTTGATATAATGGATAATACAATGCCAGTAACAGGAATTCCGTTCCTTGAAAGATTTAATGATTATGTTGGAGGTATTTCAATGGATATTAATATTACAATATTTGAATACATTGATGCTTGTGATTACTACGATACAATCATACCAACCACATCAGTTTATTCTCAAGTATTATCTTTTACAGGAACACCAAACTATAACTCAATTCAATATAGATGTGATGGTAGTACAGTAGAGGCTTGTTATAGTATAGACAATCAAAATAACATGACTGATTTAGTTGCGTTATTTAATACACTACCACCAGACCCATTACCTCCAAGTTGTGATAATCCAACATTCTGTTATTGTTGGACTGATTATGGAACTTATTATGATAATGGTGATGGTAGAGTTAGATGTGAAATGCCGACATCTTTATACAACACCTTATGTCCAAGCGGTGTATTAACATTGAATGTTATTAACGATTAAGGATGGAAGAAGCAATCTTGGCAGAAATTGCCGCAATGTTAAAGAAGTCTTTGGTGGTTCAATTGAATACACCAAGACCAGTTACAACATATGCGGGTGAACAAAAGACAGTTGGAGGTAGACCAGTTCCAATGTCACCGCCAAGAGCAAGTGGAAATCTAATTAAGAACTTAAATGTATTTTGGGTTGATTCAGATTTTGAAGGACAACCTGAATTGATAGTTGAGATACCTGATTATTACTACTTTGTAGAACATGGTAGAAGACCAGGAAGATTCCCACCTTTGAATATGATTAGAACTTGGGCGAGAGTTAAAAAAGAAGTACCACAGTTTAGAGATAAAAAGGGTAGATTTATTAACAATGAAACAAGAGCATATCTAATTGGTCGTTCAATAGCCACATATGGCTTTGGAGCAACACCATTTATAGATAGTGCCATAACTGCCGTATTACCAAAGATAACAGATAAGTTGGGAGATGCCGCAGCAGCCTTTTTCCAAAACGCAATAAATGAAAATAGAATTATAGTAGGATGAGCATAGCAATTATTCACGAACCACCACAGTTTCAACCAGTTTTGACTGATGGTATTTTTTATACCTTTTCAGCAGACACAACAGGTGTTTATAAATTTAGATATACCTATGATGTTTATGTCAATGGTACTTTGGAGTTCTCAGCCAAAGCAACACCAAACCCATATGGAGTTGGTCTTGCCGATATTTCAAGGGTATTAAAAACTTATTGTTATAATAACCCAATTGGTTTATGGGATACAACAAGCATTTATCAACACCAAACATTCCCGTTTGCTCGTCCATTATTAAATGAAACAATAA